CTTTTGCCCGGATATAAACAAAAAATTTTCAGATATTTCGTTACGCAGACTCAGGAGGAGGCTTTTTAGAAGGAGATCAGCGGTATGGGAGAAGCAGACAAGAAGAAAAATCTTTATGAGCCGCGTGAGATTGCGCAGCTGTTTAATTTCTCCGGTACACGCAGAGTTGAGCAGCTTACGGCAGACGGCGTGATCAATGCAGTGCTTGTGAAAGTAAAAGGGAGGGAAGTAAGGCGGTACGATCTTGAGCCGACCGTACAGAAATACATTCAGTATCTTTCAGATAAAGCGTATGGAAAAGCAGGACGCTCGGAGAAGGCAGTGGGGCTGCAGGAGCAAAAGCTGGAAGCGGAGATTGCATTGAAAGAGAGCCAGGGTGAGCTGCACAGACTTAAGACTCAGATCGCTGCCGGGGAATATATCTCAATTGAAGAGGTCAAGATTGATTACGCAAAATTTTTTCTTGTATTTAAGAAGTTTGCAATGTCCCTTCCGGCCAGGATCTGCGGACTGGTATCCGGACAACTGGAGCCGATCGAGGCAAGGCGGATCGAAAAGGAGATGTCTGGTGAGATCGCAGCCCTTCTGAACTCATTCGTTGTGGCCGGGGTTGCCGAACCAAAAAAAGTAAAGGGGATCTTAGATGCCGAAAAGCAGAAAGTGGCGGAAGAAGTATCCGATTAGCCCATATCTGAAAGAAGCGCTGCGCCAGCTGCAGCCTCCGGAGGAACTGTCTGTATCGGAATGGGCGGAGAAATACCGGATTCTTGATTCCAAGGGCTCCGCTATGCCGGGACCATGGAGGAATGAAAAGACACCATATCTGAAAGAGATCATGAATGAGCTCGTGAACTACGAGACTGAAGAAATTATATTCTGTAAGTGTACGCAGATCGGCGGATCGGAAGCAATGAACAATATGATCGGCTATGTCATACAGCAGGATCCGTCCCCGGTCATGGTGGTTTATCCGACCGACAAGCTGGGGGAGAGTATTTCGGACAACCGGATCATTCCCATGATCAAGAGCAGCCCGTCCCTGAAAAAGCTGTTCCGGGAGTTCCGCTCCCAGAAGCTGGAACTGCAATTTGACGGTATGTATCTGACAATTGCAGGGAGCAATTCTCCCTCTTCGCTGGCATCCAAAGCGATCAAATATCTTTTTCTGGATGAAACGGACAAGTATCCGGGGGCAAGCAAAAAGGAGGCGGATCCGATCAGCCTTGCCAGAGAGCGTACCAAGACATTTGCAAACCGGAAGATCTATCTGACAAGCACCCCTACATTGAAGTCCGGGCATATATGGAAGGCCCTGGAAGGGGCAGATATAGAAAAACATTATTTTGTACCGTGCCCCCACTGCGGTGAAATGATCGAACTGAAATTCAAGCAGATCCGGTGGCCGGAGGGCGGAGAAGGGATCACGGCTTCGGACCGTGCGGATCAGGCGGTCTATGTATGCCAGGAATGCGGATGCGTGATCAGTGACCACCAGAAAGACAAGATGCTGCGGTACGGGGAATGGCGGACGGTCCGGAAGAATAATACATCCGGAAAAAAGATCGGCTTCTGGATCTCTACGCTGTACAGCCCGTTTGTCCGATTTTCAGAAATTGCTCTGGAATATATGAATTCTCTGGGAGATCCGGAGAAAATGCAGAACTTCACAAATAGCTGGCTGGCGGAGCCATGGGAGGATACCAGGCTGAAAACTTCCGCGGATACCGTGATGGAACGGCGCACGGAGATTCTGGAGTTTATCGTGCCGGAATGGGCCAGGATGCTGACCGGTGGAGTCGATGTCCAGGAAACCTGTATGTACTGGACCATCCGGGCATGGGGAAACTATATTACCAGCCAGAACATTGCCCATGGACAGGCAGCTTCATGGGCAGACATAGAGCGTGTCATGAACCTGGCGTATGCGATGGAGTGCGGGGATACATTGGTGGTTGCACTCTGCCTGATTGATTCCGGTTATGATGCGGACAGTACCTATGATTTCTGCGCCAGCAATTCAGACTGGGCGCTTCCCGTGAAGGGTTCATCCAATCCAATGATGAGTAACTTCAAGCTGTCCAAGATCAACAGACAGGGGAGTAAGGCATATGGAATGAATCTTGTCTTGGTGGATGGCGATAAGTACAAGGATATGATCGCAGCCAGGATGAAAAAAGAGAATGGGCGGGGTTCCTGGATGGTGTATGCGTCATGCGACCGGGAATATGCAGAGCAGGTGACCGCGGAACACAAAGTAAACGAGAAGGCCGGAACGAAAACGGTTCAGAGATGGAGGCAGAAACGCAGTCATGCAGATAATCATTTTTTGGACTGTGAGGTATATGCAATGGCCGCTGCTGACATGATGGGTGTACGGTCTATGCATCTGGATAACGCGGAGAAGCAAACGGAAGTAAAAAAGAGCCGGGAAGAAACACAGCCGGAAGAGGAGGCGTGGATCCGGACAAACGAGGATTGGATATAGGAGGAAGCATTTATGGCGATGACAGCAGAGGAAAGGCTGAATGAAGTTGAGACAGCTATCACGAAGGTGCTGTGCGGCGGTCAGTCTTACCAGATAGGATCAAGGAAGCTGACAAGGGCAGATCTTTCACTGCTCAGACAGATGCAGAAAGAATTACAGGCTGAGGTGGCCGCAGGAAGCGATACCGGACTTTTCGACGATACCTATGTTGCCTTTTTTGACGGGAGGTGATGCTGTTGAGCTGGCTGGATAATGCAATTGCATTCATATCACCGGAATGGGGCGTAAAAAGAGCGGCATGGCGGTCCGCATATAAAGAGATCAGGAACTATGATGCGGGGAACGGCAGCAGGCTGAATGCGGGATGGAGTGTATCGAATGTTTCCGCGGAAATGACAGACCGGACAAGCCGGGAATATATCAGGGCAAGAGCCAGGGATCTGGAACGGAATTCAGATATTATGAATTCTATATTATGGGCAAGGAAGCGGAATGTGATCGGCAGCGGGTTCCAGCTCCAGGCAAAGACATCGGATGAAGACCTGAATACGGGATTGGAGAAGCTATGGAAAAAGTGGTGCAAGGCAAGGAACTGTGATGTGACAGGAGTACAGAGCCTGAACCAGATCCTTCGTATGGCGGTTGTAAGAAAACATGTGGATGGAGGTATCCTCTTTGTTAAGCGGTATACCAGGGACGGCATGATACCGTTCTCCTTACAGATGATAGAGGTGGACGAGCTGGACACTATGCATATGATACCGGGAAATCCGAAGCATAGGGTGGTCGGCGGAATCGAGTATAACGAATATAACCGTCCGGTGGGATACTGGATCCGGCAATACCAGATTGACGGGATTTCCATTGCAGATCCCGTGTATGTGAAGTCAGATGACGTTATGTTTTATTACTCTAAAAGGCGGCCTTCCCAGATTCGGGAAATGTCAGATATGGCGCATACGATCACAAGGATCCGGGATGTGAATGAGTTTGTAACGGCGGTGTCAGTTAAACAGCGGATCGAGGCGTGCCTTGCCGTGTTCATCAAGAAAGCGCTTCCTGTGTCGGGAATTGGGAGGACGAATACACCTGTAAATGATAACAGGGTAGAATACGATGGAAAACGTCTTTCACCAGGTATGATACAGGAGATGAATGCGGGGGACGAGATCGATGTCGTGAATCCGACCGGGCAGTCTGCGGATGCGACATCCTTTGTGAAGCTGCACCAGAAGATGATAGGCGCCGGACAAGGGATTTCCTATGAAGCTACAAGCCGTGATATGTCAGAGACAAATTATTCCTCCGCAAGGCAGGGGGCCATTGAGGATGAACTGACTTTCATGGAAGAGGAGGAGCAGATCCTTTCCATACTGGATGAGATTTATGAGACTTTTGTGATTTCCTGTGTTCTTGCCGGACTGGTATCCATTCCGCAGTTTTGGGAAAACAAAGAGGATTATCTGTCCCATGAGTGGATCAAGATGCCTAAAAAATGGATTGATCCGCTGAAAGAAGCGAATGCCACTAAGACAGCCATGAATTTTGGTATAAAAACCTATAAGCAGATTGCGGCAGAGAATGGTACGGATTGGAGGACGCAGATTGATGATATGGCAGAGGTATTGGAATATGCGTCAGAAAAAGGAATTGATTTAGGAGGTGTACTGTTTGACGGGAAACTCAATGAAGAAAGGGAAGAGCAAAAAGAATACGATACGGCAGCAGGCGGAAACTCCAATGCAGGTGATCCGGATGCTGCGGGCGCAGACGGAACAGATGGAAGACAGGGAAGCGGCCAAAGAGAAGGATAAAGGCATCCGGGAGCTGACCGGCACGATCCGCACAATGGAGGGTGAAGGCAAAGAACGCACGTTTCAGCTTTCATTTTCATCAGAGGAGCCTTATGACAGATGGTTCGGGGCGGAAATCCTGGATCATTCGGAAGGATGTATCAATATGGAGAGGCTGAGTACGATCGGTGTTGTCATGTATAACCACAAAAGGGAT